TTTTACAACCATGTGCCGAATTTATACATTTATTTACACCATCTATACAAGTAAAAATATGTTCTTTTGATATTCTATTGTAAATTTTTTCGCTATTATTAAATTTTAAAAATATACAATTTTTACAATTCAGTGTTTCAATAATTTTATATTCTGTACTTAAGTCTGTTTTTTCTTCATAAGATAATCCGTTTTTATTTGTCTTGCTTCCTCCTGCTCCTATACCTCTGTTATGTATGTATTTATTATCCCATATTTTTTGTAATTCATTTTCATTTATCCGATAATTCAAAGATATTTGTTTTATAAACTTTGTAATGCTATGATTTATATTTTCTTGTATACTTGACATTTTTAATATTTAATTTTAAATATAAAATTAAATCATTTTTACGTATATATAAAAATTTAAATTGATTTTATTATTAGAAAAAATATTAAAATAAAAATGTCAAGTTTAGATTTAACAAAACTAACAAAATCTCAATTATTAACAAAATGTGAAGAACTTGGAATATTAAAATGTAAATCCAAAAATAAAGAACAGCTGATAGAACTTATTAATAAAAACAGTCACTCAAACACAATATATGATAATAATTCTGATTCGATAAATATTCAAAATATAGATGGTTTAGAATATTTGAAAACTATTGAAAATAATAGTATTGATTTGATACTTACCGATCCGCCTTATATAATTTCTAAAGATAGTGGAATGAACAAGCATTATGAAAATATCAAATATATTGAGGAAAATAATATAGATTATGTAAAATCGGAAGAAGAATGGGAAGAATATAAGAAAAAAAATAATATAGAAGATGACGAAAAAAAGGATGATTATCTAAAATACGGTACTATATACGGTAAGAAATATTCTGTCAAAACAGATTACGGGGACTGGGATAATAACTTTACGATTGAAATATTAGAAAATTATATTATTGAATACTATCAAAAATTAAAAAAAGGTGGAACTGTTATAATATTTTTTGATTTATGGAAGTTGGAAACATTAAAAACTCTTTTGGAAAAACATAAGTTTAAACAAGTGAGGTTTATAGAATGGATAAAAACAAATCCTCAACCACGAAATAGTAAAGTAAATTATCTTACAAATTGTCGAGAAGTTGCTTTGCTGGCTATTAAAGGCTCAAATCCAACCTTTAATAGTTCATATGATAATGGAATTTATACCTTTCCGTTACAAGGTGGAAAAAATAGGTTTCATCCAACACAAAAAAGTTTACATCTTTTTGAAGCTTTGATAAAAAAACATTCAAACGAGGGTGATACCGTTCTTGACACATTTTTAGGTTCCGGAACAACTGCAATTGCGTGTAAAAATACTAATAGACTTTTCAAAGGGTGTGAGATTTCAGAAGAATATTTTAATAAAGCTATTCGTATATTACAGTGTTAAATTTTCAATTTGAAAATTATCTTTAAATAAACTTAACAACTTTTCAAAATTCCAGCGAAACTTAATACAGTCACGATGATTGTGAACTTGAAATTCACCTATATTAATATTATCAACAATTATAGTTGTGCTTTCATTCCATTTTTTATAGTTATTATTATGACTAAAAGAAATGTATTTTTCATTCCATTTGATTTCTTCTTTTAAAGTAACAAATATTAATAAATCCTTATGTTTATTATAATAAATTACAGGAGAATGAAATGTATTGTCAATATATTGATATAACATTGAATTTACATTTGTTTCAATGTATTTTTTAATTATATCAATATCTGTATTGTCAATTTGGAAAAATTCGCAAAACTTTTTTTTAGAAGGTTGCCCGATTACTTGAGGGCAAACTTTTCCATCTTTTTTAGTTGTTTTTGCACTTAAAGTTATTTTTTCATTTTCTATACTGGTAAAATCGTATTTATTTCCATTTTTTGCAATATGTTTAATTTTATGGGGAAAAAATTGTTTTAATTTAAATAATTTTTGTTTAATATTTTCAGCTTGTTCTAAACTATAATTATATTTGCCTTCGTACTCAATACCATATAAGTTACATATTGCTTTTTCAAAAATCTTGCCTAAATCTTCAGTTATAACTTTGGGTTGTTTTTTATCAAATTCCCATATGGTTAATAATTCTTTTTTTGAAACATTATATTTTAAAGAAATAACGTGAATATATTTTTTAATACTATGATTTATATTTTTTTCGATACTTGACATTTTTAATATTTAATTTTATATTTAAAATTAAATCATTTTTATGTATATCTAAAATAATAAATTGATTTTAATATTAAAAAATATTAAAATAAAAAATGGAAAATGTCATATTGAAAACAGTAGATGCTTTTATAGAAAAGATATATTTGAATTATGGGATAGAAAAGAACAAATTAAAGATGTTATGGGAAAAAGGTAATATTAAACAAGTGTGTAATTCTAATGTATATATTCATTGTCTTACCAATATTCAAAAACCTTTTTTGAAATGGGTTGGTGGTAAATCTCAAATTATAAATAATGTATTACATTGTGTTCCAAATGAAATAGAAAATTATCACGAACCTTTTTTGGGAGGAGGTAGTGTATTACTTGCAATTTTATCTTTACAAAAGGCTGGTAAAATTAATATCAAAAATGATATATTTGCATATGATATTAATACACACCTTATAAATTTGTATAAAAATATACAAAAGTCTCCAGAAGAATTTCATAATTATTTAACTAGTTATTTTAAAAAATATGATGAAAGTGGAAATAAAGAAGTTTATTATTATTCTATAAGAGAAAAATTTAATAAAAAATATCAGGAAAATGAATTAGACCGTTCAGCTATGTTTTTATTTTTAAATAAAACATGCTTTAGAGGTGTTTACAGAGAAGGACCAAATGGATTTAATGTTCCTTATGGTCATTATAAAACCACTCCAGAAATCATTTCATTAGAAGAATTAAAAAACATCAGCAACTTAATTAAAAATGTAAAGTTTATTCAAGGTAGTTTTGAACAAAGTTTTAATAATTTTAAAAAGGGTGATTATGTATATCTAGATCCTCCTTATGCTCCTGAAAATACAAAATCTTTTGTAGGATATACAAAAGATGGATTTAATACAGATATGCATAATAAACTGTTTAGAATGGTTGCAGACTTAGATGGTGAAATAAAGTTTACAATGAGTAATGCAAATGTAAAACTTGTTTTAGACTTTTTTGATAATGATAAATATATTATCAAAAAGTTAGAAGCAAAAAGGAGTATTAATTCTAAAAATCCATCTTCAAAGACAACCGAGGTAATAATATCTAATTAAAATTTGTAATAAAGTTAATTATTTTACTTTTATAATCTATATCGTTTCCCCAGAAAACAGGGGGTATTTATATCTTTTAAATATATTAACTCTGCTTTACAATTATCTTTAAACCAATCTGATAAACAATAAATGTATACTATTTTATAGCCTGGAAAAGTTTTTCCGTAATGATAAACTTTAAAATGTACAGTTTGTATTTTTTCACAAACACTACCTGAAACTTGTTGAAATTTCTTTTCTATAATAAATATTATTTTAGAAATATTATCAATATAACATTCATCTGGTTTTTTACAACCATGTGCCGAATTTATACATTTATTTACACCATCTATACAAGTAAAAATATGTTCTTTTGATATTCTATTGTAAATTTTTTCGCTATTATTAAATTTTAAAAATATACAATTTTTACA